AAGACACAGGCAGAATGTATTTAATGAATGTAGATCATGCTAACGAGCATGGTTCATTTAAACCTGATTTAGCACCAATTAGAATGAGTAATTTGTGTTCTGAAATTGATCTTCCTACTAAACCGTTAAATAGTTTCGATGACGAAGAAGGAGAAATTGCATTATGTTCTTTGTCAGCAATAAATTGGGGTTCATTTAAACAACCAGAAGATATGGAACGTGCATGTGACTTAGCAGTACGTGGATTAGATTCATTATTAAGTTATCAAGATTATCCTGTAATTGCGGCAAGGAATGCTACTGAAAAACGCAGACCACTTGGTGTGGGTATTATTAACTTAGCGTATTTTTTAGCAAAGCACGGTGTTGGCTACAATGATAAAGAAGGTTTGGAGTTAGTCGACACGTGGGCTCAACATTGGAGTTACTACTTGATTAAAGCAAGCAATGACTTAGCAAAGGAATACGGTGCTTGTCCTTTGAATAACGAAACAAAGTACAGTGATGGAATATTGCCAGTAGATACATACAAGAAAGAAGTAAACGAAGTAATTAAACACAAGAATAAAATGGACTGGAAAGGTTTGCGTAAGTCATTAAAGGAACATGGTATTAGAAACTCTACGTTAATGGCATTAATGCCAAGTGAAACAAGTTCACAGATTTCTAACTCAACTAACGGAGTTGAGCCACCGCGTAGTTATGTGTCAATTAAACAAAGTAAAGATGGTGTAATGGCACAAGTTGTTCCTGAGTTTAGACATTTAAAGAATAAGTACGAGTTACTTTGGGATCAACCCGGACCTGAAGGGTATTTGAAAGTTATGGCAGTACTTCAAAAGTACATAGACCAAGGTATTAGTGTAAACACTAGTTACAACCCAATGCAGTACGAAGATGAGAAGATACCAATGAGCAAAATGTTAGAACATATCATAATGTTTTATAAGTACGGAGGAAAACAGTTGTATTATTTCCAAACGTACGACGGTGCAGGTGAAATTGACGTTGAAGCTGAAGAATGTTCGTCTTGCATAATTTAAGGAACAACTATGAGAAGTGTAATTAACTTTAGTAAAGAGAAAAGCCATATTGACAGTCCTATGTTTCTTGACCCTAATGGAACAATAGGATTTCAGCGTTACGAGACATTAAAGTATGAGAAGATCGACAAGTTAACCGACAAACAGATGGGGTTCTTCTGGCGTCCTGAGGAAGTTGAACTTAATAAAGATATTAAAGATTTTAAAGAGTTGTCCAGTCACGAAAAACACATATTTACATCGAACCTTAAACGTCAGATACTACTGGATTCAGTACAAGGTAGAAGCCCTAGCTTAGCTTTTTTGCCTTTAATTAGTATTCCTGAGTTAGAAGCATGGACTACACTATGGTCATTTAATGAAACAGTACATAGTAAAAGTTACACACATATTATTCGTAACGTTTATTCGAACCCGAGTATTGTATTCGATGAAATGTTCGACATTAAAGAGATTGTTGATTGTGGTATAGACGTAAGTAAGTATTATGACGACTTAATTAAGTACAGTAACTACTATCAGTTACTGGGATACGGTAAACACACAGTTAATGGTAAGAAAGTAGAAATCACAGAGTACGAGTTAAAGAAACGTATCTATTTAACAATGCTAAATGTTAATGTACTAGAAGGAATTCGCTTTTATGTTTCGTTTGCTTGTAGTTGGGCATTTGCTGAATTAAAACAAATGGAAGGCAATGCAAAAATTATTAAATTAATTTGCCGAGATGAAAACCTACATCTAGGGTTCACACAGACTGTTCTAAAAATGTTACCTAAAGATGATCCTATGTTTCTTCAGATTAAAGAAGATACAAAAGAAGAAGCAACAAAGATGTACTTAGACGCAGTACAACAAGAAAAAGATTGGGCTAATTACTTATTTAAGGATGGATCAATTATTGGGTTAAATGAAGAATTACTGTCACAGTATATTGAATTCATTGCTAATAAGCGTATGAAAGCAGTCGGGTTAGAATCTCCGTTTAAAGGTGGATCCGATCCATTGCCGTGGACAGGTAAGTGGATTTCCGGTTCAGAAGTACAAGTAGCACCTCAAGAAACACAAATTACAAGTTACACAATTGGTGCAATTAAGCAAGATATTACAGACGATACATTAAAAGGATTATCATTATGATTACAATTTATAGTAAAGAAGGTTGTCCATATTGCGTAAAAGCAAAGGACTTATTGGAACAGTACAGTATCGAATTCAACGAAATTAGAATCGACGAAGATGAAGCCGCTAAGACATTTGTTGTTAGTGAAGGACATAGAACCGTACCACAGTTATATGTAAATAAAACCCTATTAGTTGAAAACGGTTTCGATGGATTAAGTGCATTAACTGTTGATTTAATTAACGCACGTGTTGATGAACTCATGGAAAACAAATGATACAAATATTTAAAGGTAATATATATAGTTTCAAATTACTTAGTGGCGAAGAGTTCATTTCTAAAGTGGATGACGTACATCAATCATGCATTGATATCATGAGTCCACTTAGCATTACACTAACAGCACAGGGACCAGACACATTACCTGGAATGATTGCTGGTGATATGTCAAAGCCAATGCAACTGAATAAATCTGCTATTGCAGTAGTTGCACACGTCGAGGAGCATATACAAGTGTCGTACGAGCAAGCCATTGAAGAGATGCAAAATGAGAAGACTAAACAAGTACTCACTGAATAAATAATAATATGTTAAATATAAGTCGAATAGGCGATACGGTATCCGTACATGAGTGTGGGGTTGTTCCAACAGCAGCTACTGGATCTAGTGATGTATTCACTAACAATATAAACACACATAGACAAGGTGATTCTAATACATCACATCCTTTCTTGCCACCACCTGCAGGTTGCCCTACACATACAACTACGTTAAGTAGTGGTTCAAGTTCGGTGTACGTTAACAATAAACAAATTGCACGAATTTCAGATCCCTATGGTTGTGGCATATCATTAACACAGGGTAGCGGAAATGTATTCGCCGGATAACATATGCCCTTTCATTGGATAGACAAATTAAACAAAAGTAATAGCAGACTCCATAAAGAATCAGTCATTGGAGAAGCATATACTGCGTGTACTCTAGGTAGTAAAGAGGCATGTATTTTTTTAGAAAATGCCCAAGAAGCGTACGACCCATTTACTAAATTTTATACTAAGCAAGTACCTGAAACAGAGGGATTGACCAACAAGAAAAACAGTTGGCATTTCTTTCAATTCTTACTTAAAGATTTAAGTACACGTAGAATTACTGGTAACACAGCAATACATGATATAGAAGAATTAAGTAAAGAGTTTGACAGTGATAACTGGAATAAGTTAGCACGACCTACACTATTAAAAGATTTGCGTATTGGCGCAACTGCTAAAACATTTAATAAGATACTAAAAGGTACAAAGTACGAAATACCCACGTTTGAATGTATGTTAGCAACAGATTCTAAAAAACACCAAAAGAAGTTAGTAGGACAAAAGTTCATACAGAAGAAACTCGATGGTGTTAGAACTATTGCGGTAATGCACGCAAGTTATATTGAGTTGTATAGTAGGAATGGTAAGTTGTTCGGAAACTTTAAATCTATTGAACGTAGTTTACGTAAGGTCAGAGATGTGTTTTATACAGCATTGCCTTATATGTATGACCCGATTGTACTGGATGGGGAAATAATGAGTGATGATTTCCAAAGTCTAATGCGACAAGCACAACGTAAACAGAATGTTCAGACGGATGATTGTGTATATAACATATTTGATTATTTACCTTTTGAAAACTTCCAAACGGGTTTATGGTCACAGGTACAAGAAGATAGGTACGTATTCTTGGACTCAGTTAGTGAAAAAATACAAGATTTGGATAACATAAAGGTACTTGAAACTCCTATGTTAGTAGATTTGGATACAGAAGAAGGCCATACACAAATGACTAACTACGCAAACGAATGTGTCGAAGATGGGTACGAAGGTATTATGATTAAAGACCGTTTTGGTGTTTATGAATGTAAAAGAAGTACAGCATGGCTGAAGTGGAAACCCGTTATTACTGTGGATTTAAGTGTAGTTGCAGTAGAAGAAGGAACTGGAAGGAACGTAGGTAAATTAGGTGCATTAGTTTGTGAAGGCATAGACCAAGATAAAATAATACATGTTAATGTTGGCTCTGGGTTAACGGACAAGGATAGAGAAGAATTTTGGTATGCAAAGGATAATTTAATTGGACGAGTTGTTGAAATTAAGGCTGATGCTGTTACTAAAAATCAGGATACAACTAGTGATGTTTATAGTTTAAGATTCCCCAGATTCGAACGTTTTCGTGGGTTTGAAAAGGGTGAAAAGCTGTAATGGAATCCAATATAGTTAAAACCATTGACATACGTAACGCATTGACAAACTCACTTGAGCACACACATTATTTACATACGGACAAAGGCAATGAACGTAATCAATTAAAAAATTTCCAACATTTATACGAATCTGATCATGATTGTTCGATAATTAAGATGTATTCAGGGAACCATCGTATATTATCTAAGTACACTGATATTAGGTACTGGCATTCACTTCAATTCAACTCCGGTCTCGATATTACAATGTTTGTTTTGAGGTGGGCGTAATAAATACTATGTGCCTATACGTAAAAACCCAGATGACTTAATAGGCTTTGACAATGCACTTAGATACGCCATTGTAGAAGCTGGAAAGAATCACAATAAAACTATTTGCAGTGTGTTACAAAAACATTGTAAATGCAAAGTAATCAAAACCATTGACGATCCAGAAAGTCTTAATTCAGGTATAAGTTTAATAGATAAAGATGTTAGTGACACAATGAAAAACTTTAACCTATATGCTAAGATTATTATAGGTTACATATTAGCAGTTGAGTTTGAAACAGAACAAGACCTACTAATGTTTACTTTGAAATGGGGATAATTGTGTTATAATATCAGAATGGATATTACCAAACACGTCGATTCGATTGCAGGCTTTGTTGAAGCGTACGAAGAAGTCTATGAATCCGTTCTTAAAAAACAAAAAAACACAGAAAATACTGCGTTTTCTTTGATGAGAGCACAAAATGTTGTAAAAGAATTCGAACAAAAGTACGACGTTGAGCTATTACATACTAACACCGCTCTTAGTGGGGTCAGTGATATGGTATTTGCATTCGACACCGTTAATTTCAAAACAGCAGAAAACCAAACAATGTGTTTACTAAAATGGACGTAATATATAATACACCGAAGACTAATATATTGTACATTGATGCTGTTAATGGATTTGAAGACGCATGGATGGAAATGTACGACTCTCATGTAGTTACTGTTAACAAAAATTGGAAAGCACCCGAAAACACTGTAGTTACACGGAACGAAGATGAACTAATGCGAGCGTTTGAAAAAATGTACGACTGCACGTTAACACAACAAAGTAA